CCACCGGGAACATGACACCGTGCTTGGTTGAGCATTTCCGCCTGTTTCCATTCAGTAACCCTCACCCCGGCTATGGCATCCTTCAAGGTGCTTGTATAGCCTTCGACAGGCGTGAAGGACACAATGAGCTTACCGTTGCGAGTGACAAGCCTGTAAGCCAATGTCTGTATCCAAGAAATAGGAACCAACTCGTCACACCAACAAAGATCAAGCTCGGCTCCTTCCAACACACTCACATTCTGAGTGTAGTTTTTAAACCAACACTGACTGCCGTTCGGGAGAATGAATGTGTTGTTGGAAAAGCCATTCTTCTGGGTGTAAGACAAATTCATCACCCGTGTCTTCTTCCGGTTCTTTAAGTTCGGAGGAATGTATTTCCAGATGAGACTCTGCTGCTGCTGTATGCTGGAATCATTCGAGCTATGACAGCACCACACCTTAGCCCTGTCGTTTGCCATCAGATACTGAACGATTCGCTTCGCGCAATACTCACTCTTGCCAGCCCTGTTGCCTCCGAAGATGTAAAGCGTGGTCACATCCTCCTCTTCGATCATCCTGTCGGCTACCTGCCAGTGATCGAGTTCATGCCCATACTCATAGGCATTTGTCTGCTCATTCAGGATCCGCTCTTCTCGGACCTTCCAAAGCTCTTCAAGTGCGTTCGCGCATTCCTTGTCCTTCTTCGGCTTTCGACGCTGCAGCCTTTCCGCTTCTTGCTTGGAAGGGATTTTCCAAATCGGATGCGGGGTCCACTTAGTCTTCACCCTTAATCAGTTCTGCCCAGTCGTCCAGATACATCACCACCAGCGTTTTACCTCTGTCTTGTCGCAGCATTGTCACCGTAGTTCCCTCGGGCGGCTGCATGAAGTCAGCTACGTGTTTTCGTCGTTTAGCCTGAACCTTGTATTTGCCTTCAATCAACACATCGACCTCTGCAGTGCAGCCGGGGAGACTCTCACCATTGCTGGCATAGGCTCGCTTTGCATCAAATCCTCGGGCTTTGAAATAGTTGACTATCTCTCGCTCGAACAGTGTTCCCTTCAATTTGCTTTTGCTACTCATTGATCCTAAAAAACTTGGCTTGATCTTTGGGGCAGGCATACACCTCATCTTGACACCCAGCTATACTGTCATACCGATTTTCTTTCACCCAATGCTTCATCGTTTCCCGCCCACAAACTGCCATGCAATTGCCTTTGTCGTTCAACACCACGTAAGCAAACAAAGTATGCTTCCCTAACTGATCTACTCGCTTCGACTTATCCAAATGGATGGTAGGAAACGGGTAATCATCACGACTGCTAAAATCGATATTGTGCCGTCTCTTTACTTCCACCCTGAAACGCACCTCAATGTCGCCCCCATCGGAATACTCTTTCCTCTGCTCGATTGAAGGACGACATAGAGTTGGGTGGATCAGCGTATCCAAGCCAAAGGCTTTAAATGCCTCAGCGACAATCCGAACACCTTCCTTCGACTTACTCAGTCGTTCCCGAAACAGTTGGTCGCTTATCATATCGTTCGATGAGTTCCACCAATGCCGCCGCATAATTGATGAGGTCAACTAAGGTGTCCTTCTTGTAGCCTCCAAGGAGCCGATGATATTTTATGTCAATCAAGGTCGCTAACGACTCTGCCTGATCCCAGTGGTTCGCACCGGAGTTGATAGGATCCTGTTCCCTAACCTCTTTCACCGCTTTCACCGCTAAAAGCTTATTCTCAGCAAAGGTGTCGCCATACTGCTGCCCTCTCTCGTTAAACGTCGAAGCACACCCTTCCAGTGTCTTCCCGGCAAGCTCTTCAAACAGTCCCATAATTAAAACTTTGTCTTACTTCTCGGGTTTCTAATAACCTGAAATTCACCATTCTCGACAGGCTTCACCTGTATGTCCATGCCGACATTGAATAGCCTGTTGTCCCGACACCGGACCTTCCCAATGTCAGTCATAAGGATCTTGGTGTTAGGTGGCACCCTCAGCACCTTAGCCTTTTTGAACACACTTCCCGGTCGATACCTCTCAACGGCAGACACCTTCCACTTCAACTTCGGATACCTCTCCGAACGATCGACGATGTAATCGACGCCCTCAATCAAATTCGCCCTTCGCCAATTTGCTATGCTCGACTTGGTGACACCCAGAAGGTTCGGCATGTCTACCTCAGCGATGTAAGAACCTAATTTAGTGGGATGCATTTTTCTTGCCTCACAGTTTCTTCGACCAACGCAAAGCAGGTGTTCATCATAATGGATATCGAGATCTCAGGCGGCAGAAGTTCTGTCGCTGCAATAACCATCCCGATGCTGGTAAAAGCCTCCTCCCGGTAATCAGGAGGAATTGCTTCCAACATTTCCTGTGACTTCTTTGACCAATAACTCTCGTCGATCACACTGCGAAACTCGGTGCAGAGATCGGACGCTGTCAAACATTTTCTGAGATCGGAGACTGTTCCTCGAACTTGAAAACATGTCCTTGGAAACTCAGAGGAATGTGGCCCCTCGGTCCGCTTCTCTGCTTCTCAACAAACAAGTCGTTGTCTTGAATGAACGCTACCAAGTCCGCATCCTGTTCGATGCTTCCGCTACCTCGTAAATCACTCAGCCGAGGTTTCCTGTCAGAGTCCTTGTCTTTTTCCCGGTTCAATTGACTCAGCAAAATAATGGGAACCTTCAACTCTCTCGCCAGCAATTTTATCCCCTTGGAATTGTTCTCGATAGCCACGTTCTGGCTTTCCCGATGCCCACTGGATTGCATCAGTTGCAGGTAGTCTATCACGATCAATTTAACGCCATGTTGAGCAACATACTTCCGCGCCTTGGCTTGCAATTGCGCCAACGTCAACCCCGGCGAAGAGTCCACACTTAAAGGCGATGAAGCGATCATTTTAGCAGCCGCAACCATGTCCTCACTTTGATCCCTCGTCCCGGCAGCAGAATAGAGCCATCTCTCGCCCAGTTCTTCTTCGTCCATCTCCAAGGAAAAGATCACCGAAGGAATACCCTTCTTAGACACGTTCCACATCCAGTTCATTGCCAGACTGGTTTTACCTTCACCGGGCCTTGCCGCTAACACATAAACCTTACCCGGTCTGAAACCTTTCGTCATGAAATCAAACCGATGAAACCCAGACGGCAACCCCATCTCTCCTTTGTCACGCCTCTCAATTGCATCAATAGCCTTCAATGCCAGATCCTTGCCAGACGTTAAAACCGCTGGAACACGCTCTTGCCCGACTGCCAACACTTCCTGTTCGAGCATAGCTTCGGTGTCCGGTTGATTGACATACCGCTTGCATGCTGAGTAAAGGCGGCGTCTGCGGTAAGCGGTCTTAATCTCAGTCAGAAACCCGTCCAGCAGCGCAGCAGAAAAGCCCACATCTGCCAACTCAGAGATGTATGCAAAACCTCCACACCCATCAAGCTTACCGCTCTCTTTCAGCGCACTACTAAGCTTTATGGGGTCGATGACTCCTTCGCATTTTGAAAACACTGAGTCCCACATGGTTCTATGTCTTACATCGTAAAACATCTCCGAGTTCACCTAATCGATCACCCGGTGGAATGTCTCGGAAGGGTTGCTAAGGACACAACCCAGAACCCCCTGCTCTGCTATAGTATTAGATGGTATCATCGCTTTGCTTGATTGATGTTGTATGAGCAATCAATGCGCCAGTAGTCATAGTCACCTACCTCAACTCCTTCGCCCTCCTGATAAGCCTGCGGAACATCACCGTCCCAAATAAAGTGAACACTTCCTTCGTGTTCATGTATCACCAGCAGTGACCCGAGTAGCTTTGCTGGCATGTCGTCTAGCACCTGCAAAACCCTATGATCGTAGTCACTGTCCCAGTTGACGATTACCCCCCGATAAACCGACACGCCACAATCGTCGAACAAATGCTGTTCTGTAATGATTTTCATAATTCTTTCTATCCTTTGTTTTCGTCTCTCACCACCTCCCACTTCCTCCCGGCGCACCGTTGATCGTTCCGCATCGCATGAAGCACCGCCCCATGATTGCGTCCAAAAGCTTTCGCTGCTGCCTTAGCATTTGGAAACTCCTCACCCCTGTCAGATCGGACCGGAAGCCACCAAGCTTTGTTTGCTGCTGTTGTGTTACTCATTGTTCCTGATTAGTTTCAGTGCCTTCGATTCCGATGCCTGAGCTTGCCATGATAGGTGTTCAAGCTGCACCAGTAAGTCTTCTAGGTTACCCTCATCCCACCACTCCTCTGCTCGGTCCAAGTCCCGTTTCATTTGCTGTAGGTCTAGGAGTATCTGCTTGCATAGCCAAGCTCGGTTTGCTTCGGTTGTGTTACTCATTGCAAACCCTCCAACTCATACTCCAACTCTTCAATTTTCTCGCCACGCTCAACGCACAGGTCTCTTAGATCCCCGGCGATTTCCCGGCATCGATCCACGCATTCAAGAAGGATTTCAGTTTGCTCCACAATGTATTTAGCTTCGCTGTGGTTCTCGTTTAGTACGCCGTGGAGTTCATTGATCAGATACTCAGCATTCTGTCTGGCCTCTTCGTAAATGGGACAGGTTTCGGGTATGCTTCTAAGTCTACTCATAGCGTTCCTCCCCAAACACTGTTCGCACCACAGGCGTTCATGCAGTCAAGGGCTGAGTGCATCCACCCTTGCTCTTGCTCTTCTCTCTCTGCGACCGTCAATCCACCCCTTTCCCGGTTGCCTGCGATGTGGGTGCCTGCCCACCACCATTTGCCGTCCTTCATCGTCCAGACAGCCGCACCAGAGTCACCTCCCAGACTCCACTCAGGATCCCTTCTCCCTTCCTTCCTAGGCTTTACCTTCCACACGCCCCGCACGGTTTGTGTTCCGCCCATGTATGAAGGGTATTGAATGTCCACATCATACTTGCCTTCAACGACACCAAAGGTCAGCCCCGTAGTCCGACCAACTTTCACTACCTTCATACCTTCTTCCGGTTCCAAGGGTTCGGCAGAGACAGGTTCTTGATAGCGGTAGACTTGGTTGCGGGAATGAGGCTTGGTGATCTCAAACGTCGCAAAGTCAATG